CCTGAGTAGAAAAGGGCGTCCTCAACTTGGCTGAGGGTTGTGTCATGTATGTCCAGCGCCCCAGGCTGTGCTTCTCCGTCAATTTCACTTTGCAACATTATGTTCAATTGGACATCCATGTTGCCTGTGTTGGGCGGGTTTTCGGTGCCGCCTTCATATGCCACAACTACACAGGGCAGCCCTTTTATCTCGTCCCGCGCAGCTGCGTAAACAGGCACCCCAACCTTGCTCTGCAGGTAGTCTCTCAAGGCTTCTTCTGACTGTTTGCGGTAGCTCACTTCGTCCTCCTTTGAGTGTCTTTGAAGTCTTTTCTAAGTTTGCGCTTAAGGTAGAAGAGCATGTCCCTTGTCTCTTCTTTCACAGCCTTTTTGAGTCCTTTAACTGCCGTGGGCACATGCCTTGCCCAGGGAACACCGTTCACAATTGTTGCCACTGGGCCCACCTGGAAAATGCTTGCAGCAACTCCTCTGCCTTTGCGGCTAAAACTGCCCTGGCCTTTTGGCTTTGCTCTTTTCTGTTTTAGGTGTGGCCTTATGTCGTCCGCTGCACCCAGCCACCCTGCTTTCAAAAACCCTCTTCCTTGCTGTCTTGACCTAATGTTTTTTTCAAGCTGGGTTTTCATTGCCTTACCATGCAGCCCAGGCTCACCACGTTTGCCCCTTGCGTAGTTAATCAAAATCGCTCCCACAGGTGCTTTTTTAGGCCTGCCTTTTCCTTTTCCTTTTCTGCGCTTTTTACGTTTAGGCGGTTGAGTTTTGGCACCTCTTTTGAGGTCGTCGCTAATTCGTTTGTTAGTTGCGCTCTCCGTGTATTTGATGCTTTTAAGGCAAATGTTAAAGGCTCGCTTGTTGACTTCGTCCACAAAGCCTTTGCCACTTATGTCTAGGTATTTGCTAAGCACTTTGTTGAAGCGCTTAGCGTCTACCTCCAACTTAATTCTTGGAGCAGCTGCTGCCGTGCCTCTAGCCATGCTTTTTCATGAGGCCCAATTCAAAAGCCCCGTCATTGGTCACAACTGTCTCCACCTTAAAGCGCTTCCCGCCCCTGGTTAGCACCGCCCCCACCAGTGGCCTCATGTCATTATCTGCCCACTGTTTTCTGGAGGTTGTTATGGTGACGTCATACCCCTCCAGTAGGCCACCCTCTTCCAGTTGTTTGGTGTCTGTTCGCCCTGACTCCACGCCTCTGAATAGTGTTCCTGAATAATCAAAAATGCAGCCAAGGCTTCTTTCCAGTTCCACCTGCTGCTCATAGGCAAATCGGGCCCTGTGGTGGCCTGCCTCTACCGTGTTGGTGGAGGCCACCTGGCCATAGGTTCCCAAGGTGGTGTCTAGGCTGAAGTAGTCTGCCCTAAAATTCCCGTTGCCGCTTGGCACGTCCAGCTTGACTGTCTGGGCAACCACATGGTCTAGGCCGTTGTTTACAGCCTCCACTATGTAAGCGGTTGTGTCGTATTGTGCAGCGTCTGCTGTCACCCTCAAAATCAGCTCAGTGTCTGCTGTGTAGGTTAAGTCCTGCGAGGTGTCCACAGCAGTCCACACGGTAGGCGCTGCCACTGTGGCTGTCTCATAGAGCCAACCAGCTCGCCAATTTGTGAAGTGTATTGCAGGCATAAGCAAAAGAGCCCAGGCGGGCAGTGTCCCGCCTCACCTGGGCTCATTCACAACAGGAGGTCAGGCGCTCTTTTTGGAGGCCTTCTTTTTGGTGGCTGGCTTTGGGGTAGTGGAAAGTTTTGCCCGTTTCCAGTAGGGGGGCTTTCGGTAGACAAACAGGTCAATAAATTTGCCGCTTGGGTTTTCCCTTTCGGCAACGAATGCCTGCTTGCACAGTTCAGCGTCTCCAACTTGGAGGACTTCAGAAGCCCCGTCTGGGAGAATGCCAATGGTCATGGAAGGTTTGGTAATCATATCTTTCTATATTGTTAAGGGGTGACAATGCGAATTCCGCAAGAGGAGTTGCCAACAGCAACTCCCCAAAGACAGGACACACTCAAATAGGTGAGCCCCGCTGTGGCGTCATAGGAGCGCCGAAATTGTAAAGGCAAGCCCGTAACGGGCTCCACCACTGAGAGCACTTCTACATTGGCCCCGAATGCAGGTTCAGCAACATGGCGGGCAGCCATGACTAGTGCTGATGGGTGGCATGCAAAGCCTCTCAGGTTGTTGGCTGTGGGTATTCCCTGGTATTCGACAATACCCATGCCGAAAACGTCTGACACTTCCCCGTTCAACAAGGGGTCTCGTGTGTTGTATTCGTCAGCGTAGATGAGCGAGTCCTTCATGATTGCCGTGGAATAGTCCACGTCCAGAATCATGGAGCGCATGCTCTTTGGGGCCTTGGCTGTGCTGAGCAGCTCTTGGGCCTGTGCCACCTCGTCACTGTCAAAATCTGCTGCTGACTTTGATATAGAGGTGGGGAAGTTGGTAGGGGTTATGAGCCCAAAAAGTGTGTCCGCAAAAGCCTTGGCTGTGGCTTCTATTGCAGGCCGCGTGAATATGTTGAAAATGAAGTCAGCACTTGCTGCCTTGCTGACTTCCAGGTCAGTCAGGCCAATGCTAAAGCCTTTCATGTGGGTGAGGTCTATACTCACCTCAGTTGTCTCAATGTCTCCAGGGGAATAACCACCAGACAAGTCCATGGCATTGACTGCCAGTGGAATTCTGGTTGTCACCCCTTCCCCCCTTTGCCGCACCCCGTCCGAAAAGTTTCGGGCGAAGTGGGCAAAGAAGGGGAAAGAAAACCCCAAGTGGTCCAGCGTCAAGCTGGCCACTGTGCTGAGGTTCAGTCCTTGGAGTGAATTAGGCATTAGCCTTAGGCGCTCTTGATACGCTCCAAGCTGTCAACTTGTCCCTTGGCAACTCCATAGAGACAGGCCACAGAAACCATGTGCTTGCCTGCGGTGGCATCGTACCAGCTACGCAGCTGCAGAGGAGTCTGGGACACGTCAGGGGTAATCAGGTTTAAAACCTGGACGTTGCCATCTGCAGGAGCGGCTGGGAAACGTGCGGCAACTGCCACAGCACTGGGGTGCAGCGCAAACCCTTGGAGGTTTTCTGAGGTGGTAGTTGCAGAGGCTGTGTTGATTGCTCCAGTGTATTCCCACAGGTTCATCCCATGGACACGGGTGCCCATGTGCTCACGCACTGCTTCAGCGCCTCCATAGGTATTGGATGCACCCACAATTGAGTCCTTTTGAATGGACGCATAGTATGACGGGCTCAAAATGACGTTTCTGTCACCTCGTGGCACCTTGCGTCCGCTTAAATTCCCAGAAATTGTGGCAATGTCATCTGAGTCAAAATTGGCAGCCGTCACTGTGGTTGCATTGGTGTAATTAGCCGAAACCACCAGCTTGACGATGTCTGTAAATATGCTGTCAAGGACTGTTTCGTAGGCAGGCTGCAAGAAAATGGAAGTCAACCATTGCACGTCACCTGCAGCGCGGCTTACTTCATAATCTGAGAAGCCCATGGAGTAGCCCTTGAGCGAATTGAGCTGAACCGTCACAGCCGTTGAATCTACGTCATTGGCTGCATATCCGGTGGACAAATCTTGTGCTGTGAGTCCTGCTGCATAGCGAGTCACAACAGACTCACCGCGTCCGCTAGGGTCACCCGTGAAATCACGGGCAACTGCTGAGAGAGGGGCAAAGGTTTGCCCGAGAAAATCGAGTGACAGTTCGGCAATCGCCTCAAGGTTCACTCCCTGGATGTCATTTGGCATTTAATTATCTTTCTATCAACCGCTTACCTAAGCAGCGGTTTAATGTGTTTGAGGTAGTAAGCCCGCCGTTCCTGGTTACCTTCCAAGGTACGGTAGTGCTGCCAGTGTTCTGCCTGGGTCAGCTCTGCTGTGGGCTCGGGTTCGGTTGCTTCCTCCACTGGCTCTGCACCGCATTGGGCCACAATGTCAGCAGCCTGCTCACTTGCGGTGGCTTTCTCCTGTTCAAGCAATGAATTGGTTTCTTCCAGCAAGGCCACTTTGGTCTCAAGGGCCTTGATGTCTTCTTCATGCTGTGCGCCAAGCTTGGCAACTTCCTCAGCATGTTTGCCTGCTTGCTCTTCTAGTTGGGCCTGCAGGGTTTGGTTGCCAGCCACGGCTTCTTCCAGCTTTGTGCTCAAGCTGTTCAGCTCCGTGTTGGCTTTAACTAAATCAAGAATTGTCTTCATGTGTTGTGTGTGTGTTGGTTAAAGGTTTCCCATCAGCGCCAAGACGCTGTCCAAATCGTTGACTACTGCGTCTGCTAAACCTGAGCTGACTGCTTCAAAACCCTCATAAGTGAGGCCAGTCATACTGGACTCAGGGGCTGTGCGTTTAAGGTTAATGTCCGCTTTAAATCGCTCATGCCATTTGGTGACATTAGCTTGCAGTCGGGCTTCTGCTTCTTCTGAGAGGGGTTTGAAGTCAGCCAAGTCCAGCTTGTTTTCACCCGCGCTAATGGCGTTGACTTTGTAGCCATTCATGGCGAGGTGTTCAGACTGGTCTAGTAGCGCAATATAGACGCCTACACTTCCCACCTCTGCTGACTCAGAGACAATGACGCTGTCCGCACAGGAAGCCACCCAGCAGGCTGCTGACGCTGCCATGCCTTCTGTGTAGGCCACCAAAGGCTTGCTGAGGTTGCGGAGCTTTGCAGCCAGTTCTGGGAGGCCTGTAATCGTGCCACCAGGGCTGTCTATGTGCAGCAGAATGCTGGAGACGTTGGGGCTTGCTTCTGCTTCAGACACCTGCTGCCAGATGTCGTCATAGTCAGTCATTCCCAACATTTTCTCCCATGGGCCCAACATTTTGCCCAGGGCTCCATGAATGTGGATAATGGCTACACCATCCACCTCTTGCGGTGGGCGGTTTGGTTCAATGCTGTATTCCTCGTCCTCATCAAAGTAGGCTGAGGCTTCAGTCAGTGCAGAGTGATAGTCTGGGCGAATGGCCCACACCTCATTCTGCAGTTTGTGCGTCAATCGGTGTTTCATTGTCTGCAAATACTGGGTTGGGTGTGCGTTGTGAGAGGAGGTGCATGGCAGTCTCCATGCTCACTCCATACTCACTTGAAAGTCTTTGTGCTCTGGTGAGCAAGTCCACTGCTTCAGCCTCCACTTGGCCTCTGACTTCTTGCCAGTCCATGCCTAGCTCACCAACGTCTTGAGACATGGTGCGGAGGCCTAACTTGATGGAGTCATGGTTGGACTTGGCCTCTCTGCCTAAGTCCACAGTAATTCTCTTGGGTGTTTGCCAGCGCACCTTCCACCAGTTCTCTGAGGTTGGCAGCTCGCCCCGCTTAATGCCCCTAGCAATCACCCAGCTCCACACTCTGTTGCAAAGCTTGGTTGCTATAAGGTTTTGCCGCTCTTCAAAGCGCCGCTGGGCTTTCTCCAGCACAAAACGTGAGGCACTGCCTGTGCCCTTGGAAATGTCCCAGACAAACTCATAGGGCAGCCCCAATCCTGTAGCCACTTCGCGGGTGAGGTGTTCAATGAAGCCCACAAAAGTGCTAGAGGGGCGGTTTGAGGCAAAGGACTCAATGGACTCCCCAATCTTGAGCCGTGGAATCATCCCAGGCTCAAAGGTTTGCCATGGGAGGTCTCCAGTGTCTGCTGCTGCATAGCCGTCCTCGATTAAGGCGCTGCCATCGTCTGCAACGCCACCCTGGCTGGTGATGGCCATGCCAATCGAGGCATTGAGTTTCGTGCCGACTTTCTCAAATTCGAGCAGGTCGTCCATGTCCCTCAGGTGAGCAATGGCGTGGACTAGACTGGTGACACCTCTGAGCTGGCTGACCCGTTCTGGGTCATACATCAAAATGAAATTGTTGGAGCTTATTCTGCGGTAGTCATTGTCCCCGTCCCGCACCTCATAGGCTGTGGGCCTGCCAGCTGGGCTGACGTTTACCCCATCATGTCCTTTGGCGTCATAGGTCTCTGACTCAATGCGGTGGGCTTCTACAAGCTGAAGCTGTGGAAAGCTGTTGCCAGTGCCTA